ATGCCTGAGTATTAAACATTGCAAGTTGTCCAGCAGCAGAACTAACTGGATATGTAGCAGAAGAAAATACTGATGAATCAACAAGGAATGTGAAACCATTTGTGTTAATTACAGTTCCAATACTTTGAACATTTCTAAAAGTTACTATAGCAGAACCATTGTTTATTGTAGGAATACCTACAAAAGCACACTCATCAAAACGAGTTTGTCCAGAACCTGTAATTGATATGGTAGAAGTAATTGAATTTCTTGCACCTTTAACAAATAAACTACCACTAGAGCTCTTATTTGTTGCAAGTTGAACAGAACAATTATTTACATATGCATTAGCAGTTCCTGTAACATCAAGAGTATTAATAGTTAATCCATTTAATACTGCATTAGTTGCAGCAGAACCTATTGTTAGGGTTCCTTGAATAAATACTGCACTATTTCCAAGACTTTCAATGTTGGCTGCAGATATATTAATACCTGCAAATGCTGGAAGAGTAGGGCTTTCCACATATGTTCCTGGATAAACTATAAGTGTATTTCTTGTAGAATCTACTAATGTTAAAGCATGTGTGATTGTTGCTACTGGCTTTACTAAATCGCCGTTTCCAGTTGTATCATTTCCATCTGTTCCTGATACATAAATTACTCTGTCGTATCCCGCAAAATCTGGTCCTGTGGCACCTGTGGCACCAGTACTTCCACTGACTCCTGTTGCTCCTGTAGCTCCTGTATCACCAGTGACACCTTGAGGACCTGTAGGTCCTGTGTCTCCAGTTACGCCAGTAGGTCCTGTAGGACCTGTATCTCCTGTAACGCCAGCAGCACCTGAAGGTCCTGTGGCACCAGTTACTCCTTCAGGTCCTGTTGGACCTGTTGGACCTGTTGCTCCAGTTGCGCCAACTGGTGATGTTGAATCTAGTGATCCGTCACCCTTAACATACTGAGTAGATGTTCCACCACGAGTAACAAATGATTTTGCAATAGCACTATTATTCCATTGTGAATCAACTGTTAGTGATGTTCCACCAGTAAAGTCAGAACCAGCATAATCTAATACTGAATTAATAATTGAATAACTTCCAGCAAGTTGAACTGGCTTTTGTGCACTTCCTGCAAAGTTAAGTACCTGAGTATTGTATAGATATGTAAAAGATCCTGAAGCTGCTGTAACTGGATATGTACTATCACTATAAACTGCTGTATCAGTAAGATATAGAGTTCCTGCTGTTACTGTTGCTCCATAGACATATTTATGATTTATAACTTTAACAACAGCACTTGCATTATTTATAGTAAGGGCATGAAGTCCAAATCCATCATCAAACTGAACTAGACCTGATCCTGTAATATTAATAGCATTAGCTGCATTTCCTCTTAAATCTTTAAATAATACTGTTCCAGTACTACTCTTGGTAACTGTTCCTATTATGGTACAAGCATTAAAAGTTGCATTTGCATTACCTTGAATATCAACAGTTTGAATAAACAATCCATTAAGTGTATTAGCTGTTGCTCCATTTGGAATAGTAACAGTTCCATTAATTCTTGCTGAAACATTGAGTCCGCCTTGATAAGTAACACCACTTATTTGAGTTGTAGCATTTGAAAGGACTGGCAATGTAATATTTTCAGTATATGTACCTGGATAAACAACTACTGTATTTCTAGTAGCCGTCATTAATGACATTGCATATGTAAGTGTAGCTACTGGCTTTGTTAGATCACCGTTTCCAGTTGAATCGCTACCGTCTGTACCTGAAACATAAATTACTCTATCGTATCCAGCAAAGTCTGGACCTGTAGCACCAGTTGCGCCAGTTGCGCCAGTGCTTCCACTAACTCCTGTGGCACCAGTTGGTCCTGTATCGCCAGTAACACCTTGTGGTCCAGTAGCACCTGTAGTTCCTACGCCTGTAGGACCTGTTGGGCCTGTATCTCCAGTTACTCCTTGTGGGCCTGTGGCACCTGTTGCGCCAACGGCACCAGTTACACCAGTAGGTCCAACATCTCCAGTAACGCCTTGAGGTCCTGTGGCACCTGTGGCACCAGTATCTCCTGTAACTCCTGTTACGCCTGTGGCACCTGTAGGTCCTGTGGCTCCTGTGCTTCCTGTTGCTCCAACTGGGCCTGTAGCTCCAGTAGGTCCAACGATACCTGCACTAAAGACTACAAAAAGAACATCATGGTTATTAGCAAAGTTAGTTGTTCCTGTTCCACCTGATGTTACAAGTGTTACTGGAATCTCAACATATCCTGTTTGTAATGTTGGTGTAGCAGATACTGTAAACTTTTGGAAGTTACCAGAAACATTGCTGTCTTGAATAATTAAAGTATCGTTTGTCTTAATCAAAGCCAAGAAGATATCAATATCAAATCCATCTAAATCAATATGGCTTACATTGATTTGTGTTGCATTAATCTGTGTTGCGTTGTTATAAATAATATGTGTGTTGCCAGGATCACCTGATGTAGATGTAGTCTTGATTTTGTAATCATAGAAACTAGATGATCCACCGTCTGCTCCTGTGGCTCCTGTAGGTCCAGTCGCTCCTGTGGCACCAGTACTTCCTGTTGCTCCAGTACTTCCAACTGGTCCTGTAACTCCTGTAGGACCAACATCGCCTGTAACACCTTGTGGGCCAGTACTTCCTGTTGCTCCAACTGGACCTGTGCTTCCTGTGGCTCCAGTATCTCCTGTAACACCTTGTGGGCCAGTTGCTCCAGTTACTCCTTGTGGGCCAGTTGCTCCAACTGCACCACTTACTCCTGTAGGACCAGTTGATCCAGTATCGCCAGTAACACCTTGAGGTCCAGTAGCACCTGTTGCGCCAACGGGTCCTGTTGAACCAGTATCTCCAGTTACACCTGTAACACCTGTAGCTCCAACTGATCCTGACGGACCTGTTGCTCCTGTAGTTCCTACTCCTGTAGCACCTGTAGGTCCAGTTGCACCTGTAGCACCTGTTGCACCAACTGATCCTGACGGACCTGTTGCTCCTGTAGTTCCTGCTCCAGTAGCACCTGTTGATCCTGTAGGGCCTGTAGCACCTGTTGCACCAGTTACGCCAGTTACTCCTGCAGGACCTGACGGTCCTGTAGCACCTGTTGCACCAGTAGGTCCACCTGCAGGTCCTGTTGGGCCAGTAGGACCAACACTTCCTTGTGGACCAGGGGCAGTAACTGTGACAATGTTGTTTGTTTCGTTAACAACTACTTGATTTGATATTGACGACATTATCTTGTTACCTCTCCACTTACTGTTACTGTTCCTTGAATTAAACGAGTTCTAACTCCGCCAACACTTAGTTCTAAATCATATACATAAAGACCTGCATCAATAGCTGCCTGCTCATCTGTTGCTACTAAGTTTAATGTTCCTGTAAGAGGAACAATTGTAATTCCTCCGTTTGAAGTTGACAAAGTTAATACAGGAGTATCAGAATCAAACTTACGACGAACCTGCATCTCTGCTGTATAGCCAGTTAGGTTAATTGGTGTACCGTTTGGATTGTTATAGACTATTTGTAGCGTCCATGTAGAACCCTGATCAAGTGTAAAGTTATAAATGCCTGCTATAGCCATGTTATTCTTTCTCCGTAGCCCAGATTAAAAATCCGCCAAGTGCGATAAAACTAACAGGAGGAAAAATCAAAAATAAGCCATATGCTGCTAGTGCAACTCCAACTACTTCAGTCGTTAATGACCAGTCTATGTTTGGCTTCTTTGTTTTCATGTTTCTCCTTTATAGTGAATAGTATCTTGCTACAGGCTTTACTGGAACTGGCACTGTGGCACGATCATAAGAAAAGATTGATGCTACGCAAGCGTCAATCTTCTTTTTGCTGTTTGCTTTTTGAATCATAAGTCCTCTTGACGATGTTTTAGTCATAGAGTTTGCTACATGTCTATTTAATGCTTCGTGTCCAGAGTGTGTAAATGATCCATTCATGACTGCCTCATAAAATTTAGCAGTTGCAGGAACCATGCGTTCTGCAGTATTTGGATAAGACACTACTGGCATTCCTTCCTCATCAAACAACATAAATGTTCTTGAGTATCTTGCAGGATCAAAAACAATCTCTCTCATGCTATAGTCTGGGTTTCTATAAGCATCAATGATTGTCTGTTCTACTTCTGCCACTGGAATCCACCAGTTTTGATCTGCATCATCTGGTCTTTCCCAAATTGCGAGTACATCTAGGTGAGGTTTTTCTCCTCCAAGGTACCAGGCAACTATAGCAGTTGAGTCTCCGTTAAAAGATCCATCAAATCCAAGTATAACATCTTCTTGTGGAACATGCTCTCTGTTTTTTAAAGTTAATGCATCCCATGCGTCAGTAGGTATCCATGTCTGGGCACTGTCTGTCCATAGATTAAGTCTTTTAGTTTTAAATTCAGCTTCTGGTGTTAATAATGAGGCAGACTTCATATCATCTGCGGATAATATGTCTCCATATGAAGGATTTGCTAATTTCCAGTTATTTTCGTCCTTGTAATTTAGCTTTTCATCGCCCTGATACCAGGCAAAAAAGAAAGAAGGATCTTCAACTTCGCCCTTTGATAATTGAACACCTCTTTGATACATTTGATAGCAAAGTGATTCTTTACCAGATGAGTCATATTTTGTGCCTGCAGTTGTGATTGCAACTAGCATTGGCTCAAGTCTTGCACCCATAGATAGAGACATAGTGTCGTATAGTTCTCTATTTGGCTGTGAATGAAGCTCATCAAATGCTACAAATGTAGAATTAAGACCTTCTTTAGTAAATGCTTCTGAGGATAATGCTCTATATACTGTTCCTGTTCCAGGATTATATATAACATCTCTATATGTTTCTAATACGGCTGATAGTTCTGGCTCTAATTCAATCATTCTCTTTACCGTCTTGAAAATAATCTTAGCCTGGTCTTTATCTGCCGCACAAGAATAGATCTGACCACCATTTACTCCAAGCAATAGCTGCTCTAGTACTAAGGTAGCAAGAAGTGCAGACTTACCTGCTTTGCGAGGAATACCAATTAAGGCACGGCGATGTTTTAGAAGGCCATTCTCATCTTCTGCATATAAATGTAGTAAAAGTTCTTTTTGCCATGGGCGTAAGACTAATTTGTCTCCAACATTACCTGCAATTGAGTCTTCTGTAATACGACATAGCGTCTCAGCGAAATCAATTACATCATATCCACGACTATTTTTTAATTGAAGTGCCGAAATTTGAGAGAGATATGTTGGAGGCCAATGTTCTATTTTGTTCTCCATGATTAACCTCTAAATGCTAACGAGAGCCTATCCTTGTCAAAATCAATAGATATGATTTCTACCTGCACATCATGGCCAATTGTAAATTGCTCAGGAGTCCATTTGCCCATCTTAGATTGATGGATTAATCCAGATACTAAACCAAGTGAAACAAATACTCCAAAGTTAGTAACTCCTGAAACTTTGCCAGTATGCACTTGGCCTACTGCCAATTTGCTAAATTGAATCTTCTTGTTTTCCTTTTGATCATTCTCAATAAGTGCTTTTCGTGAAATAACGATATTGCCCTTTGCTCTATCAAACTGAATAATCTTGGCATCTACAATTTGGCCAATATAGTTAGCCAAGTCCTCTGATTTATCAACATGGAATTGAGATGCTGGCAAGAATGCTCTTACTCCAATATCTACAATCATGCCACCTTTGACTAATTTAGTGATTTCGCCAGAGACCACTTTATCCTTAGAGTTATATATGGCCTCTACTGTGTTCCACAGAATTTCTAATTCCGCTTCTTTTGTAGATAGGACATATTGGCCTTCATTGTCTATAGATATTACAGTTGCTTCTAAAACTTGGCCAATGGACACTAGGTCATTAATATCAAATGATCTTTTAGCTGATAGCTCTTTCTTTGGAATGTGACCTTCTGTCTTACAGCCAATATCTAGAAGTACACCTTCACGATCAATTTGAACTACTGTTCCTTTGACAATATCTCCAATCATGTATGATTTCATGGATTCGTCTATTGCTCTTAGGAAATCTTCTAGTGTTCCTATGTCGTTAATTGCTACTTGGTTCATACTCAGCCCCTTGGTCATTTACTGCCTCTTCTTCAAAAATTACTTTGGCACGGTTGTGCCTTTTCTCCAACAACTTATCAATTGAAGTTGCTGCTTTTACTTCTGCAACACCTAGACGAGATCTAGAAACTGGATCAAAGCCCAGCGAGGTCAACGAATCTGTGTAAGCTTTATTAATTGCCACATATGCCTTAGCATCTGCTGGCTCTGTGGAAATCATATAACGGTCTCTCGCAGCCTCATTAGCATCAGCCAAATGTGCTGCATTCTTAATTGCCTCAATATCACTAACAGGACTTAACCAAGTTACAGCCACACCCCAGGCACGATTCCATAAATCTAATCCAGATTGATTTAAACTTTCTGGTGGTGTTGGTATTTCCATAGCCATAGGCAAATGCGTAATCACATTCAAATCAGGCAAAGGTCTTCCACCTGGGTTTCCCATGACTCTTTTAAGCTCATTAGGCTTAGGTGGTCTGCCTGCAATTGGTTGTGACATAATTGGTTAATTTCCTCTTCTAAAAACTATTAGCCAAGAATGGCTTTAATCTTCTCAACTGACCAGCCAGTACGATTGGCTGCATCCTCAATATCTGCATCTAAAGCTACACCATCAGTTAAATAAACATGAGTTTGACCACCAGTTTCCTGGTCCACAATTACTCTTGCTTCACGATTTTCTGTCATTATTTTCTCCAATTAATTTTTCATCATTTTGAAACTTGGTTGACACTTTTGTCCCAAATGTCCAAATCTAGGAATTTCGCTATATTATATGCGAAAGGGCAGCCAGGCCTCTCCT